TATATTCAGATTCTAATCCGTCACTCATAATTATTTCGTCACTAATTGTAATAGTGGTTTCAGTTTCTTTTAATAAAGGTTTTAATCCCTCAAGTATTCCCTCAAGGTTTCGGTATTTGTATTTGCCAAACGAATTATACATATTCTTCGGTGCATTTAATTCCACCTGAATTTTGTTTAATTTGTTATGCAAATTTGTTGTATTTTTACTCATGTGTTTTTATTCCTGTTTTAATTAATTAGCCTTGCTCCGTGCGAGGCTTTTTAATTTCTTTTCTTAATTCATCAATTAATAATTTTGTTCTTTCAGGCATTGGGAAATCTTTATTACGATTCTCAAATCTGCTAATTGATACAAAATTCTTATAACCTAATAGCTTAGCCATCTCCGTTTGTGTTAATTTTAATTTTATTCTTAACATTTTCAGTTTCCACGCATAATCCGTTTCAACATCTTTTAATATTTTTTTAAATCTATTTGTCATTTTTTCCTTATCCGTTAAAAATTATATCCATTATTGCACCAAGCCAACAGAACGCCCATATCATGAACGCTCCGATTATTCCTGCCCCTATTTCTTCTAATGTTTTCATTATTTAATCTTCCCAAATTTCTAATGTTTCAATTTCTTGGTTCATTCCAAAGCTATCTGCATATTCAGTCTGACTTAATATGCGTCTTAATGCTTGACCGAAATCTGAATTATAATCTATTGCATCAGAATTAAAGTCTTCCAATGAATTGTAAGTCATTTTGAAATCTGCTGAATAATTACCATGTCCAGAAAATATTGCTGAATAATTATTATCATTAATCGTAGCTTCTATCGTTGTAACTCTTACCATTCCTATTTCATCATACTTTGTTGTTTCATTTATTTTAATCATTTTCGTATTTCCTTGTGTTTGTTTTGGCGTTGTTGCCAGTGATATAAATATATAATAATTATATAATACGAACCAAACTATTTATAAAATTTATATAAAAAAGAATACAAAAAAGGGTAAAATTAATTACCCTTGATTGCGTGGAGCGTGTTAAGGTAACACAGAGATTTTTACCACGCTTCGATTATATCGAGCGAAATATCATATACATTATGGGAAGTTTGATTAAATGAAACAGAATCGTTATTAATACGGCATATTGCATATTCTTCGGTATTACTATCAGGTTGAAAGATAAAAGGTAACTGGAAGCCATTAGTTCCATGATATACTTTATCAACGAAATTGTCTTTGATACTATAAAATGTTTGAGTTTCATCTTCCTCTGTATCTGGGTCGTCAGATATTCCTGTCCATTGGAATATTCCTGTTGCTGAATTATAACTGCTTGGGAATAAATCAGTATCAGATATATAACTAAATTTTAAATTCCAACTTCTACGACCAACAGGGAAAACCGTTCTACCCTCTGCAACAGTAGTTGTAGTGCCTGTTGTCCATGGCTGTCTAATCCAATTAGGTTGTTGATTATATCCTGCATTAGTCAAGGTATGACCACCTTTTGTGGTCTGCGTTTTAATCGATTCATTGCTTATCCCTTGAGTTAATTCCAAATCAGGAGAATGTGGCATTTCATAAGACCAACCTACACTTATATCACCTAATCGGATAGGTCTATCATTAGGAAGCGTTGTATCCTCAATAGAGCGAATAACAGGAACTAAAAGTGTACTTGTATAATCCGTTTTTTCCACCCATGATAACTTGCTCCACCCATTAACATTAGGGGTAATTTTATCTGCTAAAGTATGGTAGGTATTTTCCCCCCCCTCGATTCTACTTGTTATAAAAAATTCAAGTTCATCTGTCGCAAAATTATGTCCCAAAACAAAACAATGAGAAAGAGAATTAATCCAATAACGATTTTCAAAATTAATCGTAAAATAAACCTCATTTAATTCAGCAGACAATTCGGGTAAAGTTGTTACATTTGATGGATTTAAAAAATATTTACCATGTGCTTCAGGGTCATCGCCTAACGCACCCCATTGTCTTGCTAATAACACGGCATCAATATAAAATTTTGGGGTTCTTACTCTGTTATAACTCATCTTTTCCTACCTCTTTTTCGTGGAACTCTGCCATATTTATAATTTCCTCTATAATTTTCAGGTTTTCCCATTGACTCAGGCTTAGAATCAATTAAATTCGGATAATCAATGCCTTGTACTGTTATTTGAGCCGTCTTATCGTCTATCTTAGCCGATAATATTCTAAACTCACCCACATACTTAAATAATAACTTTTGACCTTTCTGTGGCTTTACAAACCCGATATGTATTTGATTATGGCTTTTAATTAGCATTGACTTTGTCCCGAAATTACGAACACGAGCATTATTATTTCCTAAGTCCTCTATAAATTCAAAATGTTCATGCTTTAATACAATCCGACCACGATATTTAATAACAATTCCTTGATAGTTCCCTGTTATTTCACAACTTCCTTTTCCGTATGTTATCATGCTAAAATCTCATTTATTAATTGAACAACATCTATAATATTAATAATCCCATCATTATTAAAATCTGCCCCAACAAAAGCATCACTCCCTTGTTCAATTATATTATCCCCTAAAATATGTCCGATTATTGTAACAATATCTACAATATTAATAAGTCCATCTAAATTAGCATCTCCGTTAATTACATCAGGCGTTGTTTGTCCCTCTATATCTCCCCAGTGGAAAACAAAAGAATCTATTGCAGTAGGGATTCCTGTTATTGTGTTTGTATTACTATATACATATCCCCCCCCATACTGTGTAGGATTAATAGCTGCAACAATACAAGTTAATTCTACACCAGTAGGAATATCTTCATCGCCTAAATATAATATATGTTGCCCTTGTGCGTTTTCTATCGCCTGTATTTGACTGCTTTCATAAATAGGCTGTGCATCTGATTCAGGATTATCAAATATTAGTAATTTATAATAGCCTGCCGTTGTAATTCCAAGTTCAGGAATTGTTTGTATCATATTTAATGGTGGATTCCAAGTAACTGAAAGTTCAGGATTTACTATTTGTTGGTCTATAATCTCCTCAGTAGTGGTTACTTCTCTGATTATTATATCGTCAATTTCAAACGAATCTACCCCTGTATTCATTTGAATATAAAGGTAATTTGATGAACCACCCCAAGTATTTACAGGACTAATTAATGAAAAACTGATATTTGTAAACTCAGATTGCACTTCTATATTCTCTAAAACAAAAGCGGTATTAGCAACGCCCATTTTAATTGTCCCTACTCCTCGTAAAACCCTTATCTTAAACTCGAAAAGGTACTCAACGCCCTCTGTAAATTGAATATCTTCAAGTCTTATTCTATTATGCACTATGCTTCGGGTAGTAATTAATGTTCCATTCCCACTTGTAATTTCACCCCCTAATCCAAAAGATGCTGTTATTAGCCAATCAGTATCTAAAACCTCACTTGTATATTCGCCAATCTGCCAAGCATCCCCAGCAGAAAAAACCATTTCTACAGAAATAGTCAACGACCAACCTGAATCAATGGTATTTGTTATTATTGCAGTAGCCCCTGTCGTTATATTTATTACATATAAACCAATTAATTCTCCATTAGGATATACACCCCCCAAATCAAGTGATACAAGAGTACCAGTAGAACCTTGTACCACTACACCCTCCTCAAGGACTATAAGGTCAGAGGCTGTATTATTGTCAAAGGTAGAATTTCTAACTGGGTCTGGAATTAAATTATCTGAATAAGTTGTCCCTCCCCCTGTGATTACATCTATTTCTTCATAAGGGATTGATACAAGCCCTGAATGTGATGTAATTTCAGGAGCATTCAATGTTTCAGGGAAATAACAAGCACCAAAAGAACCATCATCGATGCTTTGGTTCGCTTCAGGGTTATAATTAAGAGCAGTAGGGTTTAAGCACCCACTAATTACTTCAGGTTCAGGTTCTACATAATCTATATATTCAACATTTGATAAATTATGTAATTGATATAATTTAATTTCTACATCACTTAAACTCTTTTTGATTGAAGTTATGAAGAAAAATGGATATATCTGTTGCCCATTTCTTGTTGTAACCTGTGTATAATCTTCGCCAAAACACTTTCTATCTTGAATTAATTTATTAATTCTAACTATTTGCCCAAGTTCAAAGTTTAAGTAATTTAATGGAAGCTTTAAGGTTATCAAATTATGCTGATTAGCGTGTAACCCAAATAGATATTTAGCAAGACTTAAAGCAGTTGTTTCATCTCTTATATATTTACTTTCAAATATTAATTCTTGGTCTGTATCAAAAGTTAATCCCTCTAATAATTCATTCTCAATATTATTTTTATCAATAAATCCTGTTTCTTTTGTGAAATCTTTTAATCCATAGTCATAATGATATTTAATATTAACTTTGGAATAAACTTTTTCAATCTTAGTTCGGTCATATTTATAGGAGAGTATATCTTCTGCATATATAACAGAATTAAAGGGTATTTCCTCATAAGTATATTCTTGTTTTATACTTTTAACATTAAATTCACCGTCTTTAAAATAGGGGAATAACCCACTTGAACGGCTTATTTCTTCGATTAATTTCTTAGAATTTATCTTTTTATCAATCGTAAAAGCATAACTACCAAGTGATAATTCATTATTTATAGTATTAGTATTAAAATCTAATTCAGATAATATCTCGGCATATATCGATTGTAATGTAGGAGTAGCACCACCACGACCTATTGCTTGGGCAAAGAAATTAGA